ATGTTACCCTCGGCGTCTGTTTGCTTCAATCCTGCCGGGAGTCTGTGGGGGGTTTCAATGTACCATTTCACCAATTTATTGATGGTGTTGTTGGTGATTTTCACTCGTCTCGGCTTGGGTGGCATTTCTGTGATCCGTGGTATCTTTCTATACATACCACGGATATTTACCCGGCCCCACTCACCCGTTCCCCTCAGAGCCTGCCGTCGGCCTGGCGGTTTTTCCGGGTCTTGACCAAATCCGATATCTTGAACCGCACGGTTTTCTTCGCCGCCGTCTTCTTGGTCGCCTTCTTCTTCCCCGAGGTCGCCGCCTTTTTCCCCCGGGGCCCCCCGTGTTTGGCGATATCCTCCGCCCCCGTGTCCGCCGCATCCCCCTTGGGTCGGTACTTCAAGAACCATGCCTGGTACTCCGGACTGTTCCGTTGGTCCATCAGCTCTTTGAACTTCTCCGCCTTTTCGGCCCGGATATCGTCCAAGGTCGGCTGTTTTCCGATACACTTCAAGGCATACCGCCGTAAAATCCCCTTTTGCTCCAGCCGGTTCTTCTGCTGGACCTTGTACAAATATTCCACCATACACAGAATCCGGTCCTCGTCGTGGTAGTCAATCCCCGTGTACAGGAACGCCAAATAAAACGTCAGTAATGTATCGATGGTCCCCACCCGCACCGTCCGCCCCCCGATATGTAACTCGTTGTAGCTATGGCAGGCAATGGGTTGGTAGACATGGCCCAAGATATCCTTCCCCACCCGAATCTCGTAATGGACCGGTATAATCTCCCCGATGGCCTCCCGCTTCACCACCACCACGTCTTTGACCCCGATGTCCTTGAGACGCTCGGTGACGATGGTGGTGGTTCGGACGGGGTCCTCACTGAGCACGTCGAAATCCGGCACCCGGCGTACCACCCGGCGCTCATTGGGGGGCATGTAGGTCCCATACAAACTACTGGCGTACCCCCCGAAGAAAACCACCCCCTGGTCGATGAGTGAGTCCCGTACCGTGAAATAGAGCTTCTCTTCCAAGGTGGGGTCCGAGATGAGCTTGACGTCGTCGAGCTTACGCATGAAATCCACGGTGGCACACTTGTAGGCCTTCAGGGGGCTGTAGTATTTGTTCAAGACCGTGAGCCGTTTCAGCACCTTTTCCCACCGGGACACATCACCCGCCGGCCGGGACAGTTCGAGGAACATATTCATCCGGAGGAAATTGGGGGGTGCGTACAAAATCCCCGCGATGGAGATGGCTTCCCGTTGTACATTCTCGAACAAGGACGCGGGTAAGAGGGTGATATCGGCCATCGGGATGAAATTGACAAAGACCTTGTAGGTACCGTAGTGCACCCCGGCCTTGGCCTCCACCTCGGCATACCCCTTACTGGCGTACAAGTCGGCCAGCTCGATGGCGTCGGCCATGGCGTGGGGGGAATAGAAATCGTAGTCCGGGATTTCGACATCCCGGTTGTAGAACTGGGCCTCCCGAGGTAAGATATTGTTGATGGCGGTCCCCCCGTAGCACACGAGCTTCTTGTGGATCAAAAAGTCTTCTAAAATACGGATGATTTCCCGGACGGTCTCGTTGTTGACCACCCGGCGTTTGGCGGTCTCTTCGGCCTCGTCGACAGCATGACGGAGGATCGCCAGCTCGCATTCTTCAAAGGTCATACTATGTTCACATTGTTTGGCCCGGAATTTCGGCATAATATATCGAATACCCCAAGAACCGGGGCCTGAGAACTGAATTCAAATTCTACTATATAGTATGTGGATACTATATGGTATTCGGTATGGTATCCGAGCCGAGCGAGCCTCGGCCTCGCCTAGTTCCCCCCCTTCTTGGTAAAATACGGTATCATCACATAAAATGGCACAAAGGCACTGTGGTTGTCCCGGAACACTTGTTCGTACTGGGTCAAATACGTGTCCGTCATGTAGAACCGGTTCTCCACCACCTGCACCCCGTAATTCTGTAGGAGGTGCGACACGTTCGGGTTCGTCGTCTCGGTCGAGCTAGCCGGCTCCACCATCCGGAGCACGGTCACATCACTGGTCTGGGTATCAATCATCGCCGGAGGATTCGATAACATGGCCATCATCCCCTTGTTCGTGTACTTGTACAACGGGTAAATATTACTCTGGATATTCACCAGTGCCCCCAAGTTCTTACAGGACCCGTCCGCCCCACCCCCCGCACAATTCGGGTACAAGGCATAATCCCCCGACACCTGGGCGTCGACCACCAATACCACCTTCCCCAACAGCCGCCCAATCAAGGTATTACTGTCCACCTTCCCCTGGTAGAGTTTGGCTGACAAGACCGAGGTGATGGCACTGGCGATCTCTTGGTAGGCCGCCGGCTCGGTCGTGCGAATCCGTAACTGCACGAACAACGGATCCCCTAAATTTGGAGAGGGGGCCGAGAAGCCCGCCGTCGCAATCCGGTTCAGCACATCCATGAAGGGTACGGTGTTCTTGGTCAAGAGGGTGTGCCCGTCGTCCGAGTAGCCCACCACCACCGTTTGGTTGACATAATAGAGTTCAAAGTCCAAGAACCGGCAGCCCCGGGATAGTACGTAACTCAGGGCATCGAGGTTCATATAGCTCCCTGAGCAGGCCGAGTTGTACGACGCCTTGATACAGTATTGGCTCAACGGTAAGTTCCCCACCGCCGTCACGTTGTAGTTGGTCACCCCCGGCCCCGGATTTTTCACGGTCATGAGGGTCAGTTCGTTGGTCTGACCCGCCTTGACACTGTTGGGACTCCCGGACACCAAGCCTTCCCGGACACCGCCCGTCCCCCCGGTCGCCGCATCCGCCACGGTCTCGGGTAGTTTCATAATCGCGACCCGTTGAACCAATAACATGACCAAGAAGACCAAGGCCACCAAGAACACCAAGATAATCAGTATGCGTCGTAATGGGGTCATATGTCAATCTAATATCCAATACAAATCCAACCCGGATGTTTCCCTTCTCGTATATAATACATCCATATAATAATAAGATAAAGACAACACTCATAACCCAGTAACGAACACCCCCGTCCCATCACCCGATGCCCGGTGGACTCTTGAACATCATCTCGGTGGGAAACGCCAATGTCATCCTCACCGGAAACCCGAGTAAAACGTTTTTCCGGGCGACCTACTCCAAATACACCAATTTCGGCCTGCAAAAATTCCGTATTGACTACGAGGGGTCGCGGGACCTCCGTCTCACCACCCCCTCCCAGTTCACCTTCAAAATCAAGCGTTATGCGGACCTCCTCATGGATACGTATCTCGTCTTGGACCTACCGGATATATGGAGTCCCATCTATAACCCCGTGGTCGATAACGAGTACCAATGGGTCCCCTATAGTTTCCGCTGGATCAAGGATATCGGTACCCAGATCATCAGTTCCATCGAAATCAACTGTGGGACGACGCTCCTCCAGAGGTACACGGGGGACTATATCGCCGCCATGGTCGACCGCGATTTCACCACGGAAAAGAAGGACCTGTTCAACCGTATGACAGGTAATGTGGCCGAACTCAACGACCCCGCCAACGCCCTCGGCCGGAACAATGCCTACCCCAATGCCTACTATACGAACCATACCATCCCCGGGACCGCCACCGTCACCCAGAGCGAGCCGTCCATCCGGGGTCGCACCCTCTATATCCCCCTCAATGCCTGGTTTACTTTAGACAGTCGCTGTGCTTTCCCCCTCATTTCACTCCAATACAATGAACTTACCATCACAGTCACCCTCCGTCCCATCCAAGAACTGTTCCAGGTCCGCGATGTCACCGACACGGCCAACGACTATCCCTATATCCGTCCCGATTTCAACAACGAAGCCTACCGGATGTATCGGTTCTTGCAGACCCCCCCGGATGTCCGGATCGACTCGGTGTACCAGTCCCTCATGGGGGTGTATGAGAACCTGACCCAGATTTGGAATGCGGATGTGCACCTCATTGCCACGTATTGCTTCCTCTCCACCGAGGAGTCCAAGTTGTTCGCCGCCGAGGACCAAATCTATTTAGTCAAGGATATTTACCGTTACCAGTTTCCCAGTGTGACGGGGGTGTCGCGTATCAAACTGGAGAACTCGACGGGGATGGTGAGTAGCTGGATGTGGTACCTCCAACGGAACGATGTCAACCTGAGAAACGAGTGGAGTAATTATACCAATTGGCCGTATGTGAACTTACCCTCCAACGTGAAACTGATTCCCACCCAGATCCCCCTCCCCCCCATGTACCATGGTAGCCTCGACCAGCTCAATTATTTGTATAGTGCCATCCGGCTCAAGGATGCCGCGGGTAACCTCGAAAGGGGTCCCCTCAATCCGCACTACGATTCTAATATGGTGCTGACTGTGGGGGCGTCGAACAACCCCAACGAGCCGTACAATACCGGATTTTACATGACGGGGGACCTGAACCCGGATAACCAGAAGGACATCATGGTGTCCTTGGGGATTCTGTTCGAGGGAGAGTATCGTGAGAATATTTTCCCCCGGGGGGTTTACGACTATATCGAGAAATACACCCGGACGAACGGGTCGGCCAAGGACGGGCTCTACTGTTATAATTTCTGTCTCCATACCAACCCTCATGATTATCAACCGTCGGGGGCCATCAACCTCAGTAAATTCAAGAACATTGAACTGGAGTTGGCGACCTATATTCCTCCGGTGGGCCCGTACTCGGTGGAGGAGACGGTGTGTGACCCCCAGGGGAATTCACTGGCGGTGAGTACCAAACAGAGCTGGCGGATGTACGACTATAATTTTGACTTGACGTTGTTCGAGGAGCGGTACAATGTACTGTCGTTCGTGGGGGGTAACTGTGCCATGATGTATGCCCGGTAGCCGAGCCCTGGCCCGAGCCCACCACCCCGAGTCCCCCCTTCGCCCCCACGCCCAAACCCAATTTTCATAAGCTGTATATTGGATATACGTCTCGAATATACAAATAGGAACTACCCGAGGGGGGACCGAGGGTGGAT